CCTTGCGGGAACTCGGGCTGTTGTCTCACGTCGTGCCACGACAAAGCATCGCAGACGGGATTCATGCAGTAAGAATGTTATTGCAGAAAAATATCTGGATACATAAGACGAAGTGTGCTAAGGGGATCGAGGCGCTAAGGAACTACCAGAGGAAGTGGGATGGGAAGAACAGCATGTTCGTTGACAAACCGCTCCACAACTGGGCTTCGGATGCTGCTGATGCGTTCCGGTATTTAGCTCTTGACTTAGACCTGCCAAATGAGAGAATGGATTTCAGGAACTTGCAGAAGATACAGCACAACACCGAATACAACGAATTGGAGTTCTGATGGCGGGCACACTTTTTGATGACACCGAGGAAAGCTTCGGCAGTGCCAGCACTTACGGCTCTGTAGGTAGTGCGGCAGCAACAGGCTTTATGGTTGGTGGCCCAGCGGGGGCAGGGATCGGTGCGGGTATCGGGATTGCTATGGCGATCTCTCAGGCGCGGCAGAGCAGGAAAGCTAGGCAGCGGCAAGAGGATGCTATCCGGCAAGAGCAAGAGCAGGCGAGACAGAACAAGAATGAGTTAGTAGAGAGGAATTTCCTTAAGCGTAGTCGGTCTGCTGGGCAAGGCGCATCAGGCACAGCTAAATTAGCACCAGGGCAGAAGAATGCTAGTCAGCAAGGGACATCCCTACTGGCATCACAGGACTCAACACCTAGCCTCTTCGGAGATAATTAATGGAAGAAGAAAACTTATTAGGTCGTTACATCGTAGCGAAGTACGACCGTTTATATACTGAGAGAGACAACTGGGATAGTCACTGGCAAGATGTTGCCGAGTTTGTACTGCCTAGGAAAGATGACATCTATGGTGTCAAGTGGTCTGGTGAGAAGAAGATGCAGCGGCTCTATGACTCTACGTCTATCCAGGCGAATGAGTTATTAGGATCAGCACTGCATGGGATGCTAACAAACCCAGCATCGATCTGGTTTAACTTAGCATCTGGTGACACCGAGATAGATAAAGACCATGAGAGTAGGTTGTGGTTGCAGGATTCTACTCAGCGGATGATAGAGGTATTGAACGCCTCAAACTTCCAGACACAGATTCACGAAACATATATGGACTTAGGCGCTATCGGCACTAACGTTCTGTTCATCGATGAACACCCCACGAAAACTATTTATTTTGATTCAAGCCCTATCTATCCATACGTCATTGATGAAGATCAGTTCGGGCGCGTGGACACAATTGGTAGATGCTTTAAGAGAACATACAAGCAGTTAGTTGATACCTACGGGCTAGACAATCTCCCAGAGGAAGTGTTGTCGGATCAGCACATGCCGAGCAAAGAGTGGGAAGTTGTCCACTTCGTAGAGCCCAATAAAGTGTATGACCCTAACGCCCCTAAGATTAAAACGAACCTTCCGTTCAGGTCGGTACATGTTCTTAGGAGAACACACAGCGAACTAAAGGTATCTGGGTACCACGAGAACCCATTCGCTGTTGCTAGATGGACTAAGATTGCTGGTGAGAAGTACGGGCGTAGCCCTGCTATGAAGTCTCTACCAGATATCAAAATGCTGAATGCCATGAGGAAGGTACAGATCAGAGGGGCTCAGAAAGTTATTGATCCTCCACTAATGATCCCTGATCATGGATTCGCACTACCATTAGACACAAGACCTGGCGGGTCTATATATTTCCGCGCAGGCACACAAGATAAGATCGAACCTCTCGTTACTGGGGCAAGACCTGATCTTGCAGAAGAAGTAATGACGGGAACACAGAACCGTATCAGACAAGCGTTCTTCATCGATCAGTTGCAGCTCGTACAGGGCGCGCAAATGACGGCGACAGAGGTTATGCAGCGGACGGAAGAGAACCTCCGGTTGATGGGCCCAATACTAGGGAGACTTAACGATGAACTATTACGACCTATTGTTGACAGGCTCTTTGGTATTATGTTGCGTGGGAATAAATTTGCTCCTATACCTGCTGCTCTGAAAGGCCAAGACCTCAAGGTTGAGTACGTTTCGCAGATAGCGAAAGCGCAACGGGCGAGTGAAGCGGATACGCTTATGCGAGTTCTCCAGTCAATGGAACCAATTATTAATGCAAGCCCAGACGTTATGGATAACTTCGATGGGGATAAGATACTGAGACACAACTCTAAAATCTTCGGGTTACCGCAAGAGATGTTGCGCGATCCTGCTGACGTAGGCAAGATTAGACAACAGAGACAGCAGGCTCAGGAAGACCAAGAGGAAGCTGCATTACAGAACCAAGAAGCAGATACCGCAGGGAAACTAGCGGGGGCGCAAGCTCAAGGGCAGCCACAACAGTAACAGGCAGAGGAACAAATGCTAGAGAAGACAAAAGAATTTTTTCTGAGACGCAAGCGTATGGTCGAAGCATACCGTCGCTTATTCAGGACAGCGGACGGTAAGAAAGTACTCAAAGACATGATGGATGTATGTGGTTACTCACGTTCTAGCTTTGACAGTGACCCCGTGAAGATGGCCTTCTATGAGGGTGAGCGTGCAGTTATACTACGGATAGTTAAGACAGTTAACCTTACAGATAGAGATGTTCTTGAAATTACAAGAAGCATCGAACAGAACACGGAGGAACAAGATGAGTTTGATAGATGATCCAGGTACGCCTGATCCAGGGACACCCGATCCGGGTACACCTGATCCAGGTAAAAGCACAGCACCAGAATGGCTAAAGGGTATTGCGGACGTAGACGTTGATTTAATCAACGACCCTAGCCTTAAAGCGATTACTAACCCAGCGGAGCTAGTGAAGTCTTTTGTAAATGCACAGAAGCTTATTGGTAAGGATCGAGTAGTGATCCCTACAGATAAATCTAGTGAGACAGAGCTAGCACAGTTCTGGCAGAAGATGGGTAGACCAGATAAAGCAGAGGACTACAAAATTGATCTTGGCGAAACGAAGAGTTTTGACGAGCAGTTCGTAGGGAAGTTCACAGAGCTAGCACATAAGCACAACATCCTACCAGCACAAGCTCAGGCCATGATGAAAGAACTCAACGAGTATGAGTCTTCGCAGGACACTAACTTTCAGGCGGACTTAGAGACTAAGGTCGAAGAAGCTAAGGCGTCTTTAGTTAACGAGTGGGGAGATGCCTACAAGAACAATATCGGTAAGGCCATAGAAGTTATCAAGGAATTTGGTGATGCCGATGTGTTTGAGCATTTTAAGCAGGCTGGATATGGGTCAGACCCGAAGTTCCTAAAGTTCCTTCTTAAGGTATCTGGGGAAAAGCTCGGGGAAGACAGCATCACTCCGGGTGATTCTGTAGAGGGCGGACTAACTCTTGATGAGGTAAACCGTCGAATTAATGAGGCTTACAGCGATAAGGCGTACACTGACTCTGGTCATCCAGACCATAAGAGGAAGGTTGCCGAGATACAGAAGTACTTCAAAGTGCTAGAAAAGTATTCATCAAAGCCGGACACACACGGATTTTAATTGACGGGGGGCTTGACAGCCCCTCTGTCTTTGTTATTATTGACAAAGATAGTTCGAGATCGGACAACTCGCAAGAGTCCGGTTTAAAGTCTCCTATCAGTTCAGACCCTTTCGGGGACAATCTAAGCGAAAAACAACTTTATTATTAACTGAAAGGAGATAGACATGAGTCTAGGATCAACATATCCAGTAACATACGTAAAGCAGTTTGCTTCAAACGTATATCATCTTTCGCAACAAAAAGAGTCGCGGTTAAAGCCGTTCGTTAAATTCGATTCTTTTATTGGTGAAGGAAAATTTTACGACAGAATTGGCGAAACAGAAGTTTATGAAAAGACCGGGCGATACTCAGATACTAAATGGGTAGACGTTGAATGGTCTAGACGTAGACTTAACTTCCGTGATTATCGATGGGCACACCCTGTTGACCAAGCGGACAAGCTTCGTCTTATCCATAACCCTGAATCAGAAGTAGCGCTTGCTGCTCGTTATGCTTTCGGTAGAAAGATGGACGAGATTATCATCGGTGCTGGTCTGGGAACTTCTTACGCAGGTAAGGAAGGTACTGTTCCAGTAGCTCTTCCGAACACGCAAAAAGTAGGTTCAACAACTGGGTCAGCTTTTGCTAGCCTTACAGTTGAGTCACTTCGTCTTATCAGACAGAAGTTTTGGGAAAACGAATCTATTATGAGCGAAGCTGAAACTATTCATTTAGTTTGTACAGCAACTGATCTAGCTAACATGCTAAGAGAAGACGAAGCGATCAATAGTGACTACGCCTCTATCAAGGCGCTAGTGAACGGCGAGATCAATACTTTCATGGGATTCCAATTCCATAGAGTAGAGTTCGTGCCACAACTTACTGCTGCTATTTCTTTCGATCCAGTTGATGGGTCAGTTGGCGCAGGTGCAGGTACATTACCAATCGGGTCTAAGAGACTTCTTGCTTTCGTTAAAGACGGAATCCAGATGGCACTTAACGAAGATGTAATGGCTCGTATCGACGAACGTCCAGACAAAGATTACCTAAACCAGGTTTACATGAAGATGGCTATGGGTGGTACACGTATGGAAGAAGAGAAAGTCGTAGAACTTATTACTAAAGCATAATAGGAGGCTGAAATGGCTGATTACAACGGTACCAATTACAACAAAATCTACGTGGCTGAGCCTAAAGAACTCGGGTCGGCTGGCACACAAAACGTAAAAGAGCGTTCTCTTTATGATGAAGCTCCTGGCGCGTTGATCGCTGCTGATAGAGTTGCAATCGGGATTCTTCCTGACGAAGCAAGAGTTACAGCGTTCTCTGAACTCACGGGTGGAACAATCACTCTTGAGGATGAAGCAGGCGGGGCTATCGTTTTGGGACAGAAAGTTTCTGTTGCGACGAAGCTTTATGCGGTTTCCGGTGGCGTAATTGCTGCTGGGCAATTCCTAGTAAAGTATCTCCAAGCATAGACTGTCTGTTCCTCTGTCAATGCAAGGTGTATAGGGGGGAGTTTCGGCTCCCCCTTTTTTAAGGAGAACGTATGTCTGTAATAGTAGAAATGTGCAACGATGCTTTGAATCAGTTAGGCGCGGAGCCGATCAATGATTTAGCAGACGACAACAATATCACGCGTACCTGCAACAGGCAGTACCCGATAGCTCGGGACTACATCCTCAGACAACATCCTTGGAACTTTGCAATTCAGAGAGATCAAATAACATCCAGTGGAATGTCGACTATTTTTGGTGAGGCTTATACTTTTATTGTTCCTGCTAATTGTGTCCGAATCTATAAAGTAATCAATGATGCCTTTGAACCGATTCGATACAAAGTAGAGAAGGGTATTATATACGCTCTGCCAGTACAGAAAATGGATTTACCGTCTGTGACCACCGCTGATCCCAGCATTAATCTGGTCTACATAGACAACACAACCGCAGAGGCTCTTTATGATGTCACCTGCAAGAAAGCAATCGCTGCCCAATTAGCGGCAGACATGTGCTACAAACTTACTCTGAGTACGACACTCATGGCGGGTCTATTGACACTGGCCAAAGAG